TCAAACAAAGCCTCTAAGGGAGAGGTTAGTCCATATCTTGAGCAATTTAGGGTCCGTCATATCCTGATAGGACGTTTCTATCTTTCGTCCATTGACAGACATCCATAGTACGAACTCGTCACTTGGATTAACCCATACCATCACATCGCCATAATGGCTTAGGTAGTCACAATGGTACAATCTCGCTGTCTGCTTGGCATCACGAGACATATTAGGTTGGGATTGCAAATGTGCCAGCATTAGTTCGTAGCCATTGACATCGAACAACTCGTATATAATTGGCCTATTTGGAAATATTACGTCTAACCATTGGTAGAATTGCATCTGTGTATTTCTCTGCGTTATCCCTCAGAGATATTTACGCGATTCAAGGTTTTTAGCCCGATTTCACGATGTTTTTGATCAGGTCAAAAACAAGAATCCTTATTTCATAGGGGATGTAGCGGTCAAAGAGTCACGTTTCTCTATAGATATGTTCTTTTCTAAGAGGTTCGTGACTCATAGAGGAACCGTAGGTCTCTGAAAAAGATAACTGCCTCTGAACGATTCACGTACGAGGATGGCTTGTAGGGGTAGGGGAAAGGGTTTGTTTTTAGAAGGAATTGGTGGTTTTAGGGAATTGTTGTGGAGTTTTAGGGAATTGGCGAAAAATGGATAAAATTGGGAGATGGGTAGTACAAAAAAGAAAGGAAACGAAAAGGGGGGGGTATAGGGGGTCATAAAGCCCCGTACAGAGGATTTGAGCGTTATATGGCGCTACCCTAGCCAAAACCCTTGTATGCGCGTGTACGGGCTTGTGTGTGGCGTTCTGAGGGTATTCTAAATCCTATTTCCCATTTGGGAATGAGGCATTATCAGGCCAATCCTATTCCTGTCTCATCCTATCCAAAACTCTTGAGACTTGCACTGGATTAAACGCCTTACCTCGTGGCGTCGTGTAGCCTTTTGCGTTCAGGCTGTTGGCGATGGCTTGGAGAGTAAGGGACTGGTAGTCAGGGATTGCCTTAATCCATTCGAATGTGCGGTGCGCACTGGCATCGCCCTTTGCAATGTTACCCTCAATAGCCTTGGCCTGAATAGCCGGGTTGTTGACGCCTAGCCTAATGCCTCGTTCCTTTGCGGCAGAAAGCGCGGCCTTTGTCCTTTGGGAAATCATATCGGCTTCGAGTTCGGCAACAGACGCAAGGATATGCATAGAGAACCGTGTGGCATTCGGATTATCTATGGCCTTGATATCGATGCCGGACTCCATCAGGTTAGCAATGAATGCAACATTACGCGCAAGCCTATCCAGTTTGGCTATCAACAACGTTGCCCCATTGGCTTTGCAATCGGCTATAGCGGCCTTGAGGGCGGTTCTGTTGTTCTTCCTGCCGCTTTCTATCTCGACATATTCAGAAATGATTGTGTGGCCTTGTGTAAACGTTTCTACGGCCTTTCTCTGAGCCTCTAATCCAAGCCCGGATTGGCCCTGCTTTTGCGTGCTAACACGAAGGTAGACAACATATCTGGTCATTTAGGATTCCATTCCTGCAGTCTTTACGGTAGGACTAATCCTATAACATTTCTAACGGGCGTTAAAGATGTTAAAATCTTCATTTTATTGAGGAAAAATGAAGTTCGGGCTTCACTTCCAAGGGGAGGGCGGGTAATATTGATGCTTTCGAAATTTCAGAAAAAATAAAATAAAAAAGGGCGGAGACGGGGTATCTACCTCCACCTTCCGCCCTAACGCTCTAACGACGCCGGGTTAACCCAATCAAGAAAACCCACTATTGTTCAATACCACTCGTTGATAGTTGATAAGGTTCGTGAACGGTTCTTTCTCCTCAGATTGACCAGTCATTCTTCTGCTCCGTTCGAAAGACAATAATTCATATATGTATGTGGTCTCTCTGGGCATTGGTTGAGTTCTCCTCATATTTCTCGTCCATTCAAGCATCGTATCTGACATCGCACTCCTACCCGCATTACGATACTTCCATAGTTCGATAGTTCCTTCGTCCGTCGAGATTACCCATTTGGAATTATTAGTTAATAACTTGTGGGTTGACGCCTCCGTGTCTTTGTCGATTTTACGATGTTTCGCATATTCGCACACTATTGCGTACATCGTTGTAAGTTCAATGGGATATTCTTCTGACCATATGGTAGTCACGTCCTGTAATATGTCTAGTGATTGCTCAAATTGGCGTGTGCTTAGTTCGAATATTTCAGCCGTTTTTGACAACAACTTAGCAAACAAAGCGTTGTCGTGTGTCGCGAATTTTGGCGGCATAGTCCACTTAGAAGTGTTAACAGATGCCTTTTCAATTTTGTTGAGGGCAAGCCTTTCGAACGTCGCATCTGGGAGCCGGTATGATCGATTAAAGAACCTTTGGAGGTATTGCTTTGAATCGAAGTTGTTGCCGTATACGTTGTTGATTGAATGCGATAGTTGTTCCGTGTCTGTTGCCATAACGAAAATCATTCCTTCAACATCGAATATATGCTTTATCCTCTCCAGTAGACCTATAGCGTAAGTGGGTCTGCATCTGTCCAGTTCGTCAACGAACACGAAGAAGGGTAACGCGTAACCTTCTTTTTTGGGTATGTGCTTGAGGAGTTCGGTTAGGTTTTCTTTGAAGTTCGCAATACTGTCAGTAGTCTTTCTAAGGTCGTCTAGCCTCTGTTGAGCGTACTTATCAATTGCAGCATCGGATAGGGATGCAACACCGACACCAACCGCGTCTATAATTTCTGCTGTCGTGGATTTTTCCTCAGCGCCTATCTTTTTCTCGTCACCTTCTAGCGCCGAGAGAACTGTAGCGCCGCCTTCTCCAAAAGCCTTTCTGGCGAGGGTCTTTCCAACTTCCTTGCCCGTAGCGATGGCGACTGCACCGAAATTGTGCCGGAGGTTTTCGAGACCTTTTTGGAATTTCTTTTTGAGCGTCTTGGGAACTTGTTTTTCGAATGCCTTGAAGTAGTCATCTATAGAGGAAACGACTAGGGAGAACGGGTCGTCCACGAAATCGTATTTCCAAGCATTTATGAAGACGGCACAATGCTTTTTGGATAAGACCTCTTGGTACATACGATCAAGCAGGAACGATTTGCCTTGCCCCCATTTACCGTCGATGTTCAGGACGTAGGAGCCTGATTGGCCGCTGTATTCGTTTTCAAGGTAACGGTTCACTAGCAGCCGGTAAATCAGTTTCCCGTCTTCCTCCCTGCCGAGTAAGTCGCCATCCCATATGCCAGTTGCCGTCATTATTAACCTCGTCTAAAATCAACTATGGGTTAGATTGCTGATAAAACGGCGGGTTGCAATATGTCGGCTATAGCATTTTGGGTTTACGGTATTCACGCTGGCGTAAAGGAACGAATCTTTCGAGCGTCCAACCGCAATGAGGGCGAACAATGGGTAGGGGATTACGTGAAAGATAATCCCGATAAATTCCAAAAGATTACAATCGTGGAGGGCGACAAAGATAAACCCACCTATTGAGTGGCTCATTCTATTCTTGGATGGTTAGATATCTGAAGAATGCCATATGGAAAACATCTGGATTAGTTAGCGCTTCCCACTCCATTCTGACCTCCGCAACATCGTCCTCATTTATTACTTTGGTAACTACCTTGTCTAGGTTCAGCAGCCAACTCAATATGCCTTCGTCATCTGAGAATAGAAACAGCGCTTTGTTGTATAGATGGATGAAGTCATTCTTCGATTGAACCGTTGTAAGCACCTCGAACGTTTTTTCAGTAAAAGTTTTTATCTCCTCATATACGGCCATTCGTCTATCGAACAATTGTAGTTTGCGGTCTTTCGCATACGATGTTGCCGCTAACTCGGCTTGCTGTTTCATTATCTTAGTCTGTTCTTCAACGAAAACCTTGTTTGCGCGGGCTTCCTCGACCTGCTCTTGCATCGCTTTCCTTTGGTCGGCAATTTCCTTGCGGGTTTCCGCTAGTTCCTGCATTTGGACAAAGGCGGTGACTATGAGCCATAGAAATGCAACAGGAGCCACTAATCCAGATAGGAAGTCGCCTGCGCTATTGAGGTTATTTCGTTCGATAATCGTACCGTAAGAGTTGTCTGTAGCGCTGTGCAATGGATTCCAGTTGGCAGACAGGAAATCCCATAGTGATTGCGGAGGCACTGATTGCGCTTGATGATAAATCGTGACCGCGATAACGGCGAAATATGCGATGGTCAGGACTAATCCGATGACGAATGGGTTCTTCATTGTGGTTCTGTCTGCTACTATCTCACCTATAAAAGCCTTCATTCTTTAGGATTACCCGCTTGTAGTCCTTGACGCTTGAATGCGACGACCTAGTGTGTTCTGGGCTTTTCGACCTAACTTGATGTTCATTACGCATATATTGGTAAACGTAATTAACCTCATAAGTCATTTCTGTTGAATTGGATACCTTCCTAAGCCAATCGTACATATGCATCGTCATTGAATCGCTGAATATATCTGCATATTGCCTCAAATCAATGTCTTGTCCCTCATAAATTATAGACCAATGCGAATTGACGTCCAATATATTCTTGACTCTCTTGTTCTTATCGATTGTTCTCGTCTTTCCATATTCGCATACAAGCGGATACATCATCACCAGTTCAATTGGATATTCCTCTGTCCAGATTGATGTTATGTCCTGAAGTATATCGATAGATTGTTCGAACTGCCGGGTTGTCAACGATGCGAGTTTTGCTGTCTCCGCAAGGAATTCAGCAAATAATACCGGGTCGGTGATTGACGATGAAGGCGGGATTGACCACTTTGATATGTCAATTCCATTCTTTTCAATGAGGCTTCTGGCTATGTAAGCGAATGTGGAGTCGTCTAGTTTGTAAGACCTATGGAAGAACCTTTGTAGGTATTGCTTTGAATCAAAGTTCGAACCGTATACCGCATTTATGGCGTGGGCTAACTGGTCTGAATCTGTTGCTATTACAAAAACCAAACCATCAACGTCAAACAGGTGCTTAATTCGTTCCAACATTTGGATTGAGTATGTTGGCCTGCATCTGTCGAGTTCGTCTATGAATATGATAAACGGTAATTTCTTATCTAGCGTAGATATGGTTTTAATTAGCGCGCCAAGGTTCGTTTTGAAATTGTCGATGCTATTCGTTGTCTTGTTGAGGTCGTCTAGCCTCTGTTGTGCGTACTTATCTATTGCCTGATCGGTTAGGGCAGCAACGCCGACACCTACTGCATCTATCACTTCTGCTGTCGTTGATTTGTCGTCAGCACTTTTGGAATTGCCTTCGCCTTCAAAGGCCGCTGCAATACCTTCGCCGCCGTCAGATATGGCCTTCTTTAACAGGGTTTTGCCGACCTCTTTCCCGGTTGCTATCGCAACAGTGGCGAAGTTGTTGCGAAATTTCCTAATGCCTTCAACGAACTTCTCTTTTACGGATTTCGGGAGCGAACTTTCGATGCTTTTGAAATACCTATCCAGTGCACCGACCACAATCGAATAGGGGTCGTCTACGAAGTCGTGTTCCCAAGCGTTTATGAGAATAGCCGGATGGTCCTTGAGTGCGTCTCGGTACATTCCATTAATCAGGAACGTTTTGCCTTGGCCCCATTGCGCATCTACGTTGATTACATATGAGCCGCGTTTGCCAGCCTTCGTGTTCTCCTGATAACGGTTCACCAATAGGCGATAAATCAACTCACCATCTGCTTTGCGATTAAGCAGGTCATCTTTCCAGTTATCAGTTTCTGTCGTCATCATTCGCACCATTTGAAATCAACTATGGGTTAGAATGCTGATAAAACGGCGGGTTGCAATATGGCTATTGGACGGCAAACAAAAAACCCCGCTGGTAAGGCGGGGTTTCCGGTTGTCGTTGTTGTCGATTGCTTATGGTGCGACAGTGATACCGACTTGTTCGTGATCAATGTTATTGATTTTAACGAACTCGCTTACAAAGAACGTGGCGTCGATATCGCTGTCGAATGCAGCGATGATAACTGGTCCGGCGTAGGTCTTAAGAGATACACGGGCTTTTGGAAGCAGGCGGATACGCCATTTGTGTGCAAGAGTTGGGTTCTTTGCAGTCTCGACTTCCGTGTAGTGCTGGCAAGCCATCTTCGTATCGGTGAATACAAGTTTCTCGTCGTTGCCATTCTTGAGCCATACGCCGTAGACATTACTATTATAAAGCATAAGTTAATTTACCTCATTATGCATTTGTTGTTTGAAACGCCAGAGACCTCACTACGAGGTTCGGGCGCATAGATGTAGTGCACACCTTCTTGCATCTATGTTGCAAAGGGGGAGTACGATTTGACTAAGATTTGCCGGATTAAGACTTCACAACTGAATATCTTCCGACCGTCTTCCATCACGTTAGCCGCATCTAATATGTTGTGCGGCCACACACGAGACAGATAGTACCCACCACGGTTTAAAAACCTTCTTGGTCAAGGCGGGCTGAGCAAACCCACGTTTAAGAATTTGCTAACCATAGATTTGCCAGTAATTGCTAAAAAAGTCAATAGCGACAAGGCCGCGTTTTGGCGTGTGGAAGCCTACCTGCGGACGTGCGCTACCCTCGGTAATAAATGGAATGCTTGTCCATCGATACGAACTCGATACGCCATTTGGTTTCCATTTTTTCGGCTAGCGCGATGGCGACTTGTTCCAGTGCCGGGGCTGATATGTCGGATAATTTGGTGCCTGCGGCTTTGGCCAGGTCGTCGGGGATTTCCCAAAGCCAATTCGAAATTGCCTCTGTCATTTCGAGGTGCCCGATACGCCGGTCATCCTCGTAGCACCAGTAATTTTTGTAGATGCCTTCCGTTATCTCGGAAGCCAGTACCATTGTTAGCGTTTTCGAGCGCTTACGTGTCTGGCCGGTTCCTGCCCAATTTTTCAGGATTGAGCGGGTGGCGACTTTCAATTTGATATTGAGAGTCTTGGCGAGTGGGTCCGATGTGTCATTTGAGTACATAACAAGAACATTAGCATCGAACCGGCGTTAGGGCAATGACGGCTGGCGTCAAGTGGTTCGACTGTTTCCAAGTCTGGACTTTGTACCGCGACAATAAGATGTAATATAAATCCCTTCTTATTGTTGCTACTTTAATAATTGTCATAATTTCTAATCCTCTATCGGACCCTGCATAGATATCGACATCGTTTCCTCGTCGGTCGCGTTGTAAAGCAGGCACCACGTTGTGCCATTGCCATTGTCTATATCCATAAGTCTCTCATTTAACCGCAAGGCATCGCATTCATCTATATGGTAGAAGCAAGGCGATATCTTGAATTGATACCCAGTGTTATTTTTTGTGATTGATCCCGGTACGAATTCGTATCCCTTGTTGATCAACCAATTGATTATGTCCATTCCGGTAGTTTCCCTTTTTTACGTTATCCGTTGTTATTTATCGTTATTGGTAAATCTATAGTCGCATCATAAGTCTATTTTCATTTGGTTATTGTCAATAGGAAAAATGTTCTAAGTTTCCTCGTTTATCGATGAATCCAATAAATACCTCTTTAATCGCTAAAGAGGTTTTAGCAATGAATTTTAAAATTAATAATGCTGGCTTGGATATCATTAAGGAAATGGAGGGTCTTAGGTTAACTGCATATCTTTGTCCGAGTCATATTCCTACAATCGGTTGGGGAAATACGTCTTCCGTTAAGATGTCTGACGTTGGTAGAAAGACTATCACCAAGGCAGATGCAGAGACATTATTGAAAAAGGATTTGGTTCGTTTTGAGGCTGACGTTAATCGTCTGGTGACATCCGATATCAATGAGAACCAGTTTTCAGCGTTGGTTTCCCTTTGCTACAATATTGGTAGCGGTGCGTTTGCTAAGTCTACCCTCTTACGAATGGTCAATATGGGAGATTATTCGGGCGCGGCTGGACAGTTCTCTAGGTGGAACCGTGGCGGCGGTCGTGTTCTACCGGGTCTAGTAAAGCGGCGGGCGCTTGAGGAAGCATTGTTCCGTAAACCGGTTGCGACAAAGACGGTTGTTAAGTCGGCTGCTCCTAAGAAGTCCGGTAAGTAATATGGCTTCGCATCGCAACAAGTTCGAGGATAGGGTTGCAGCCGCTTTGCCTCAGGGACTGACTTATGAGAACATTAAGTTGCCTTACGTTCTTAACTGCAACTACATTCCTGATTTCATAGACGCGGCCAATAAGGTTATTTATGAAGCCAAAGGACGGTTTACGGCGATTGACAGACGTAAGCAGAAGGCAATCAAGAAACAGCATCCCGATTGGACGGTTGTTATGATTTTCCAGAACCCTAATCAGAAGATATCCAAAGGTTCGAAAACGTCTTATGCGGATTGGTGCGATAAGAACTGCATTCGTTGGATGACTGTTTGATTTAATGGACGGTACGAAAAAACCCAGAGGGAGTAATCTCGACCTCTGGGTTTTTGTTTGCGCTAAGTTTGGCGGCACTCACCAAGGAAAGAAATGATGCAGGCCAAACCACGGGAACTAGGGGATAACAAACCCGTTGCGCGTACAAGTATTTATGGATTTAGAAAATGTCGATTTAAATTGCATTATTCGCGGACGATTTGGTATTTTCGATAAATACATTTGTAGAAGGGATATCTACATTTCATATTATAAAGGAAAAATATAATGAACAATTCCATTGGCGCTGTTGCAGCGCATTTACAATTAAAGCCTGTCGCTATTCCGTTTTCGGACGATGACGAGTTGTTTTACGTGCCCGGCGAAAACATTCCCGTTGCTCAAGCCATCGCTGAAAATGAAGTTCGTCTAGCCAATCATAAGTTAATGGCTAAGGGCCGTACGGTCATCGTTGAAAAGCAACCGAACTCCGCATTGGCCGAACTGGTTGCCGGAGTTCAAAAGCAAATTGTTGCGAAAACCAAGCGTGGCAAGAATGCAAAGAACTTGTTTTTGGTATGGGATAAGGAAGACCGAAAGTGGGTTAAGGACTTGTTGAAATCATTACAAGCAATTTGGCAACATCAGTTGATTGTTTCGGCTATTCCGGTTTTGTCCGCTGTATCGACGGTTCGTTCCGCACATATTGCCGGTTATAAGCCTACTTGGTTTGAATTCGTTGACGGGTTGTTAGAGAAGTTCGAAAAGAAGGAAGATATTAGTTCCGTCCAGTGTGCCAACTTGAATAAGTTGTTGAATATGCTGTCTCAGGCGGACCCTACATTCAACGCTATAAAGCCAATCATTTTCGTCTAAAAGAAAGCCTCCTAATTGGAGGCTTTTTCATTACGTGTTCCACATAATATCAAATTCGGCAGGCGTCTTGTTCAAGGCACTTGCCAGCCATAGGGAAAAGGTATCATCGCGACGGAACCAATCGGTATATTCCCAATAGGATTCTAGGGACGCGTTTAGTTCGTCGCTTTCGACCTCGTCAATCAACTTCTTGATGGTTCGTGGAAATTGTCCGATACGCACAAGCCATTCCCTGAACTCAAGCGGGGTTTTCGCCGGGTAGGAATTGGATCGTTCTTCTGCTTTTCGCATAGCCTCTATATCGTCTGAATAGGTAATTGATAGAGCGGCCAATTCCTCAGGTGTAGGTTGCGGTATTGATACATTCCATTGGTAAATGATAGCGGGCGTTATCCGGTTTGGCGAGTTATGCTCGACCTGATGCATAGCCCAATAATCAACGCCGTGCACTAAGTCGGGGAATTCCTTGGTAATAATGAAAATCAGTTCGTTGCTTGATAAGTCGTGTGGGTAGTTCGTAAAATCAATGTCCATAAATCCATATCCTAAAATCAGTTATTCCGAAGCCAAATGGCGCGCATATTGATTACGTTTGTTCCTCTAGTGCCACGCAAACCAACCAATACCCACGGATTAGGCGCGTCGGTGGTTCTGTCGTTATAATTCGGATCGATTGAACCAAATTCCCAAACGCCGGAATTGTGCTGTATCTGTGCGCCACGGTCTGCAAATTTATCGTGCAGCCAACCGGAATACGAATTCCAAATTGCGCCATCGTTTCTCAGACGGAAACGATGTGTACCAGTGTGAATGATATCAAATGATGCAGTGTCTGGATGCGCGTTAATTCTCCAAACGAAGTCGCCTCCATAGCCGTTCGGGCTAAAATCAATAATAGCAGAGGCGTTAGCAGGTGCTCTCATTTCAAGGACGGCTGCATTTGTTCCAGACGATTGAATATGTACCAAACCGCCAGCCGTGATGGACCCATTTGCCGCATTGAACGTGATCGGTGTAGGGTTTGAACCGTTAGAAATGGCGAGGTTGCCCGTCATCGTGTCGCCTGCCTTGGAGACTTTCACATTCAATGCGGTATCAAGACCCGTAATCGTGCTGACAGGCTGTGTGCCGGTATGGTTTTCGCGGGCGAGGTAGAACGAACCGTGTTGGTCATCCAGTTTGTCAGCATCGAGGCCTTTGCCCGCACCGGTATCCGCAAGCGTTAAAACACGGCTACCGTTGACAGTGACAACGCCGCCGGTTCGGTTGATATCGATACGATTTTTCGTCGTCTCGTCGTCAGTCTTGAAAGCAGAGATATCGATGGAATCGGCTTGGTTCCGCGCAACCGTCAACGTTGTACCGGTATCGCTTAGGACCAATGGCGTGCCTGCGGTTACACGAACCGTACTAGTAAATGTTTTACCTGCCTGAGTCGTCGGTAAGCGTGCGTCTGCAATGGTTCCGCTAAGGCCGTTGACATTGAATACCTGCGAGTTCTCCAACACAAATCTGGTGCCGCTATAAACGATATCAACGGGAACCGTCGTTACCATTTCCTCAGCGACTAAATCACCATTGGTATTAACCTCAAATGATTTCAGGTCGTAATAATCGCCGTTAATCATTAGTCGGATAGCACCAGCAACGTTGTTGGAATCTATCCAAAATGAGAAACGCTTACCGTCATTGATAGTCGGTTTCTCTGGATAGTTAAGAACGTAAACCAAAGGATTAGTAGACAGTTTGGTTGCTGTGGCGGTCGGATTTAATGTTAGGTATTCGCGTTTGATTGCTCCCCTCTCTGCCCAAATGAGAGGGTATAGTTTAGTCGCTACTGTACCTGACGGCAGACCATCAGGGATGGGAGCAATATTACCTGCGTCCTGAGGTGTCCATAAAGGAGAGTTAATATCAATAGACATATCGGCCTTTCAAAATATATATAATTTATTTAATGTTCTGCTGTGCTGAATTGAAATGTTCGCCAAACTGTCTCAATTGAAGTTTAATGGCTTCGTCTCTAGTGGAGGCAATAGCATTTGTAATACGTTTTTGTATTTCAGAGGGCGTCTTTGCCTCGACAATATATGTCAATGAATTGATGAACTTAGGGTCCGTTATCCGGTTCGGTGACATCTTGAGAACGGTATTGATCGCGCTGGCCGCCGCATCACCAACCAACGACATACCACCGGAAATATAACCCATACCGACCTTGGTTCCGATCGATCTCAGAACACCACGTTTACCGGCATCCAGATGCGCGGCGGTATTGCTGAAATTCTGGTGCTTGGCATAGTCGGTTGCGAGAAGGTTGATTGCCTTGGACAGTTTGTCCAGCGAACCCGGAACGCTTGTAACGCCATCGCCCTGCCCAAGTAATTTCTTGGCTTCAGGCGACAAGGTTTGAAAATTTCGGGCAAATACGTTTACGTCAAAAGCGCCGTTTTTGGTCCCTATCTTGGTTAGAATAGAAGACTGAACGTCGCCCACGGCGGATTGACCCGCGCCTGCTTTGACGAGGTTCATAATCTGCCTTGCTTGGCCGATATTTTTCTTAGAACCCGTTAGGATTAGGTTGTAGGCGGCTTCGTCCGTTCCATTGATGATCTTGTTCATTAGGTTCTTGGACGTGGACGAGGTTGAATCGTACATACGTTTCGTGGAATTGTTCGCCTTGGTCCACTTGGCTAGAATGTCATCATTTGCCTTGGCAGCAATGTCTTTCATTTCGTCCGTTAGTGCGGCGTAGTATCGGTTGTATAGATTTTTCTCTGCTGAGGACAAACCTCTGTCGGCTAACTTGGAGCCGAGTGCAGTACGAGTTTCTTTGATTGTCTCGAAACCGATACCATTTGCGATATCGCCCTTTAGCGCGCCAAGGTCGTCAAAAATCGATTGATAGACATTACCAAAATTACGCTTTGAAATCTCAGGCAGTTTAGTAAATTCGTCATTCAAAGACGTTGCGAGTTTATTAAGGCTTTGGCCAGATGCATTGATGCCGGTGGTAGCATTGCCAACGTCGTTATACAGTTGAGAGTTTCTCGCCGTCAGTTTCTCGTTGAAATCCGAAACGCCTTGCTTGATTAGTTGGCCTGTTTCAGCGACGGATTGAGAACCGCCGGTACCAAGGTTATCGATTTGTTGCGTTAACTTGTTTTCGGCTTGATCGTAAACGTCCTGTACCGTGGCCTTAATGGCGGGGTTTTGAGTTGCGGCTTGGAGTTCCTTTGTCGCCATTGCCTTACCGCCAACCATACCAGCGGTAGGAGACAAGCCAGCGTCAACGAAAGTGTCTAGGCGTTCTTTGACTATGTCGCCTGCATCTGGAATGCCGTAGCGGCTTTCTGCAAAGACGGGCGCACCTTTGACAACATCGACGGTTTCTTTCACCGGGCTAGCAATGGCCTTGTTGAAGACGCCTTTACCCAACTGGATAGCCGGACCAACCGCACGGCCTCCAATTTCGGCAACCGCGCCAACCGCTGCATCTCCTGCTACGTCTTTTGCATATTCTCCAAAATCACGCGTATCCTCGTTTCCATAGAGCGTATTGATACCCTTCTGGATGAGGTTCTTACCGCCTGCATAGCCAGCCGCGCCACCAGTAGCGCCACCGGCAACCGTGCCGAAACCGGGAACTACTGAGCCGCCAGCACTACCGCCAAGCGCTCCGAGAACGCCACCGGTCACACCGCCTATCAAATCAGGTGCAGTTCCTGCGAAGTCAGATAGGGAGGGTACCCAAGACTCTTTGTTGAGGACGATATCCTTACCCGTCTCCCGATCTCGCATAACGAAATTGTGCCCGCCGTTGATGGGCCTTACGTCGTCATAATATTTCTCAAGGACTTTCTTTTTGTCCCTTACCGTCTCCATACCCGAAACCTCGAAACGAACGCCAGAACCGGCTTCGTCATCGAAAATTGACGTGTCTACGTCCTCAAAGGTTTCGGTTTCTTCCTTTGGCTCTGAATTGGTAACAGGGGCCTTGCTGATTAATTTCAATTCGTCATCAGACAGTTCCCAAGGCATTCTGTTGCCGATGTCGATAATGTTTGATTCTGCCTTTGGTTCTGTATTGGTTTCAATTAAACCAGCATTGCGAAGTTCCTCATCAGACATTTCCCAAGGCATTTTATCTAGAACGATTTCTTTTTTCTTTTTATTGTCAGCCATAGAATGGTCCTCTGTTTAATGCGAATAACGAATGCTTCAACTTCTTTTTCTTTTCGTCATCAGGAGAGAAAACAGAGGATGCTAATTGAATTGGCTTTTGGGGCTGTTGGCTTAATCGTGGTTGCTGTAACATCTGCGGTACAGGTGCATCATTCTCCCCGCCAACCGCTTTGGTTAGTGCGGCTAGGTCGGAAAGGATGCCGTCTTCTCCATCGATTTCCATTCCCCAAAGTTTGACAGGGCTTTCCTTGGTGCCGTCGCCAGTGATGCCAATAGCCTCACCAAACTTCTTTCCAGCGTCACCGAACAAGCCTTTTTGTTTAGGTGGTTCTGTTGTATCAGTATTTGTATCCTTTGGTTTAACACTTACGATTGGATCAACATAGGTAGATTGAGCAACCATCGTATTAGGTTGATAGTTATCTCCTGAGAATGAATTATATACGTTGACGCCGTTGTTCAGACGTGAGCCGTATGCGTGCGCGCCTCTTGGATTTTTTGCCGACCAACCGGCAGGGCGTTCGAATGAAACCATAGCATCGTTTGCTTCTTCGAGCGTCCTTGCATTGCGAAGTTTATCGCCCCATTGTTTTTCTGTTGTACGCAATTCGTAATCAACAAATTTGCCGTGGGTTGCGATATCGCTTTTATCGAGGCCGTTTCTTTCTGCGAAAGAATGAAAGGCTTTTGCCCGTGGTCCATTCCATTGAAAAACCCCAACGCTATCGCTCCCATCCCTGCCGTCGTTTTTGTTTACGGCGTTGGTATTGAGAGATGATTCCTGAATTGCATTACCCACAATCGCAGCGGCTTGCTGCGGCGAATAGCCTTGGTCGATCATCGTCTGATATAGACGGCGTGCTTTGTCGTTTCCTGAATAATCAACCATTGTTATCTCACCTCTTCCCAAGAGGATGCAGACTTAGGATCGCCGCCTTTGAAACGTAGTTTCCTGCCGTTAGAAACAACAACGGAACCCGGCTGTACGCCATTTGATTGCTTTTCCGACTTAACGGCTTCGTAATTCTTAGTAGTATAGGACGTTGTTCTATCGTTTATGAAATCGGCATAGTTCGCCGCGTCATAGTCGCCAATCCAATCAATGTAATTGACGTTTGGATTTTCTTTCTTGAAAGTCTTCCAGTCGTTAGACACTTTCTGAGAATAACGCGCAAATTGACGCATTTTCCCTGCGACCAACTTGAACTCCTCAGGAGACATATTACCGGATAGGACACGACGCTTAAGCATTTCCAAGTCGGCATTTGACATAGGACCTAAGCCCCGCATTGATTCAATCTGGGTTGCCAACTGGTTTTGTGTCATCCAGTCCAAAGCCCCACGAGCACCTTTTTCTTTGATTATCGATGCCGGTATCAAACCAGAACGTTCAAGCGATAGTGCAGCGTCATTGAAACTACCGGTATTTGGCAGGAACCACGAACCTTCGCCGTTAACTTGGTCCGCAAATTGCTCCATTGAATCGATGTCGGTAATGATGCGGGTTGCGCGGTTGCCCGCATCAATCACGTTGGTTTCCTGAGTGCGGCTTTCCTTGATAACCGGGTCCGACATATTGGACTTGCCACGGCCTGCGCTATCGACCTGAAGACTAGAGGCGTCTACTGTGTTTCCGTTCTCGTCACGATAAATCGTCTGGCCGGTCGTCTTGTCGAAATAACCATTATAAGATTTGCCGGTCGCCGGGTCATAACGGCTTTCAACCTTTGAATACCTATCGGACGAACCAGAGACACCCATAACTTTTTGTGCCTCGTCAAATCGGCCCGTATTGGTCAACAGGCTAGCGATTTGCTGTTTTTGAGAGGAAGTTAGGGGCTGGCCGTTCGCTTGTCGGTAGATTTCAGCAATTGCCTTGTCTGCCTCAAGTGCGGCGGCTTCCCGCGACTCCAATCTGGATTGTCTGTCCAGCGCGGTTCGCTCTTTCTTTTGAGCCATTTGCTGTTTGATGACATCATCGTAACCGGTTGTCGCGTCTGCCAAACCTTGACCTAAGGAACCCCAAAAATTCAATCCGTTTGGCGACATCATAGATGCGCCCATCTTGATAAGTGACGTGCCAAGGGCGGAACGCTTATCTTCGGTATCAGCACCCAGTTTCGCAAAAATGCCGCTAATGGGACCAAGTTTTTGGGCTTCTGGTGCCGGTTCTGAGGTAAGAGGGGCTACGGAGTTTGTGGTGGTTGGGTCTACTGGTACAGGCGGTAACTCGGTAGGGGCTTCTCTTGTAACCAACGAAGGCACGTCTCTGGCCGGTTCCAACGGAGGCGGGGTATCAGGCTCCCCAACGACTTTTGAGAAAGGAGTAGCGGCGGCGGGCGAGAACGAAGGCACTTCGCGGGGATATTCAAAACCTCCAATGTTGCCGGTCGTATATCGCTTGATTGCATCCTCTACAGATTCAGTCGGAATAGGGGGCGTTGTCTCTTCTACACGCGATAAAGGTGCCGAAGGACCGCCTTCCTGTAAGGCAATAAGTTGCCGGTCGGCTTGCAATAGACGGCGGTTGAATTCTTCCTCCGCTGCCAATTCCTCAGGGGTCTTCAGTTTACGCTTATAATTTGGATTAGGCCCCATTATGCTACCTCGCGAACAATATCTAACGTAATATAGTAGTAACCATCATCGGTGACATCTACATATTCGGGATGGGTAAGCATCATTTCCTGCGCGACAGGACCGGTATATTTCTTGTTGTCGTCAATATAGTTCCACTCGTAGATATTTATACCATTATCGTTATGGTGGAACCTAATGTTTTCCTTTAGGCGGAAATCGCAAAGCATAGGTACTTTCGAAGCCAAGCCTACGGCGCTGGTAAGGCCGCCAAGGATACTTGAGAACGCATTACCCTTCTGCTGTGTAACGTTCGTAGAGGTCTGATAAGGAGAGCCGTTCATCATACCAATGAGGTTAGACAGCATCATAATCGGGTTGTTCTGTCCGTTGTCGTGCTGCTGGATTTGGGCGTTTAGTACGTCCTGCGCACGTTCGTCACGAGCAGCGCCAACCTGACCGAGCATCTGGCTAGGTAGGTACTGGTTTGCATAGAGGTTTGCCGCGCTATTGGCCGCATTGAGTTGCTGCGATGCGTTGTTAAGCGATGTCTGATTTGCAGAGTTGGCCGCGTTTGCCTGAAGGTTTGCGTTACTGAATTGGTTCTGCACGCCTTGCTGATAGGTGTTGTTCTGCTGTCCGTATAGGTTGGACAATAGGTTGTTGAAGCCAATGTAAGAGTTGTCGCCCGCCTGAGCCGCGTTTAGTTTGTTCTGGAATGCGGCGTTTGATAGATTACCAACCGTATTGTTGGCGTTCATCATATTCTGCGTATCGAGATTGTACTGGTTCTGATATGCGTCAGTTGCTACCTTCGCCATCTCATTGGCGGCTGTGGCATTTGCGTTATTAAGTTGCTGTGCGAATGCGCCCGAACCCTGACGGCCTGCCGCTGTGGCGGCGCTGGCAATACCCGGATTAATCGTGTTTTTGAGTTTGTTCGCAATCTGGTCCTGCTGGTTTGAAACCATCTGGTCGAGATATGGATTTTTGCCGATATTCTGGCCGCTTGCCATTGCGGACAAGTTGGCAAGAGCCGGGTTGTTGGCGGCGGATGACATAAGGTCGTTGTAGGTATTTTTCGACGGCATACCGGATGCAGCGACGGTATTCGCCTGATTTGCCATACCGGACGCGGCGGCATTGTTGCCGAGTGAAAGCCCCTGCATCAACTGAGCAAGCGTGTTGTTCGCCTGCGCGTTCGTACCGGAACCGCCCATAATGTTGTTCGCGGTATTGATAGAGTTCTGAAGAACGCCAGAGTTTGCGCCAGAACCAGCAAGGGCTTCCATTTGAGCAAGCGCATTCTGAGTTGCGGCGCTTTGATCAGCGATTGTGCTGCCTGCCCACTGGAACGGCTTACCGTCCTTTACCTGTTGAACGGCCTCCTTATAAGCCCACTCGACATCACCAGCGATTGGCTTCCAAGGTTCATTCGTTTGTGTTTGTGTTGTGGTTTTAGTTGAACCCATTGTTATAACACCTTCTGATATTCAAATCTTTTTTCGTCATAAGGTATTACAAGGAACCCGTAATGACTTAAGTATCGCTTCCACCCCTTGCGTCCAATCAAGGACATATGAGTACATTCCTTTGTTTTTGCGTATTCTTCTACTGTTTCCATTGATTTTATAATGGAATCCATTGCGCCTTTTTCTCCGCCGCAGAGACGGTAGTGGCAATATCTGTTACGTTCGTCAGTTGTGATTTCTATTAGGGCAAAGGCGTTATCAATGGATACAAGAATTAGATTTCTTTGCAGTAGGTCCATTACCAAGTTGTTCTCTGGTTGGTCGGACCATTTAACCGATTTATCGATGATAGGTTTTAGTCTATTGTATTCGGTAAAGAATTCAACTTTGTCATCGTATATTCTAACATTCATTTCACACCGAATAATATATAATCAAATTTAGCATTGGTGACATTGTCGTGTACTATAGTAAATTCGCCTGTATTGATCTCATTTATGTAATATTTAGTTGTCATAGCGATTGTATTTCGTGGAACCATCATAATCGTTGTTTCGTTATATATTTTTGGGTTTTTAATGGTTGTATTGGTTCCGTTTAATGTAACATCGCCGGTCACGTTCGATAATTGGTAAGCCGTACGGTTTACGAAATCTCGTAATTGCTGTTTGTTTTCAATGTTGATGATTGGGCTAATGAACATTATCTATTACCGCCCGGATTGAAGGTGATTTCTATACCGGACACCTTTTCGAAATTGCCATTCAAAGTAAGGCGAAATCGATGATATCTATCGTAGGTACGTACGAATGCTTTCCCATTAACGTTGTTCGTCGCTACGGGTTGGGTCCATTTTACTTGCTTATCGACTATGTTTCTTGTGCCAACTGAAACCATTGCCGTACCGTGACCGAACTGCAAAGGCTTGATGGCTGTTGTTTGGGATTTCTCGGCGTTTGCGTCAGGTACGAACATTGCCAATTGCAATTCGGCTGTTTCGATTACGGCTTGCCTATTTTCGCCTGTAGCAATCCATATCTTGCCGTCTTGACCTATCCCCCAAATAACGAGTGTACCGCCGCTCCATATTGGAGAGTCGAAAGGTGCGGGAATGTTCTCAATAGGTCCGTATACGTCTAGTTCTTCGATCACAGTTGCTAGCGTCAGAGACGAAAATACGTATGGAGCAAGAGCGTCCATAATAGACCAATCACCGGTCTGATAGTTGTATATTAGTGCGGTATCAGGAACCTTACCGGTCGCATTTATAGACGCGAAGTTCCAATAGATAAGGTTACGGCGCGGGTCCACCACTGCGGTCATTGTGGCAGCGGCTGCGGGGTCGAAAGATTTCAGGAAATATTCGTTGATTTTCCCGATGCCTACCGGCGTAACGCCAGTTTGACGGCTGAACTCGTAGAACCCGTCGTCATCGATAAAGAAGGTTCTACCTTGAACGGTAACGATGCTTTCGGGATAGGCAACGCCTTTCCCCGCTACAATGGTTTCAAACTGGAAAATCCACGGAGAGCCGACAAAGTACATCCTGCCGATCCCGCGCCTCGAAAATATGTAGATATCGTCTTGTGCTACTAATCCTTGGATAGCGCCGTTTTCAGGGAAATCTTGAAAATCGCTCATCGTGCTTTGAGAAAACGTCCATTCGGTCGGGGCATATTGGCCGGACCAACGGACACGAGAGGGCTGATTACCGTCGAGCGCGTCGTGAGTATTGGCGAGAACTACGAAACCCTTGTGAGTGACCATATGTCTGCCTCTCACTAGTGTAGTGAGGTCGGAAAACTTCTCGTTCGTGTCGAGATTTTTGACCTGAGGCGAATCCGAAAAGTTCGTCGCTATAATCAGGTTGTTGATCTGAGTGAATTTCCAGTGTTCGTATGCGGCAGAAGCGTAAGGGTTGCCTTGTCGCGACACGTCCTTCCAGTTCTTGGTCAAAGTATCGAACTCAAACAGTTGGTCGGCAGTGCCACAAACGACGTGTGGCGACGAAAAGGAGTCGCTACCTACTGCCGCGCCGGTTGGATAACTAGGCAACTCGGAATTCGCATAGAGAGCCGGACGAGGAACCGGCTGATACACGACCTGGCCTTGGCTAGTTCCTACGCTTGGATAAAGATTTCGAACGGCTGTTATACCGCCACCGATGGGAGGGAGGTCCGGGGTCCACGGACCAAATGATAGAGGCGCTACCGTCACCAGTTGTCCTCCTTCTCAAACGAATAGGAGGTACCTGAAAGACTCCATTTGCGGTTATCTTCTTCCAGTAGCGCAATGGCAACCTTGAGATTTTCCGTCATCACTGCGGTTTGTTCGGCGTTCTGTTCTCGCTGATAGAACTTGACCAATGCCGCATAGAAATAGACGTTCGGGAAATTGGTTAGGAGCCAATTCGTGTTGTTAACATCAGATAAAGGAACGATTTCAGACCAGTATACGATTCTGAATTTACGTAGTTTTCCCTGCCCATAGCATCGGACGTTGTTACCAATTCGCTCATATGCCGCTTGTTCAGACGATATCTCGCCTCCAAACAAACTAAGTTCTTTGGTACGTTTATTGTCTATCTCAACAAATCGGATTTCTGATATATCGTCTGGTAGGGTAACTTTGTTATCGATGATATCAATGGTTACATCCTTAAGTGCGCGATAGTGCTTTACGGTAGATTTTAATTCTGCCTCTGCCATAGAGATAAAGACATCATAAGGCGCGTCGGTTACGATTACCCAATCAATGAGTGCTGATTTCAAATCCGAATAGGTTGCAATAGCCATTGATTAAATCCTTAAAGTATTCGTACGAAAACCTGCGTTGTCTGAATCGTTCAGGAAACGTTTCATATAAACGTCGTCTTCGGTTAATCCTTTACGCTGCAAGTCCATATAGATGCCAACCGGGATGGAGCCGACTTTGACTAGATCATTCATTTTAGATGTTCTAGAAAATTCATTTGCTTCCTGTTTTAGTTCATCAAGGAATGCCTCTGGTTTCTTAAAGTAGGTATCTGATTCTAGTTTGTTTCCATTACGTGTAGTAATAGTACGAAAATGAGGAGTGTCTTCTGTTATAACTGGTATGCCTTCGGGAAACATTTCGCCCAATGTTTCTGGCATCATATTGATTAGTTCGAAATTCATTGCAAACCATATATGTTAGAAATGTCTAATATAAAATAGTAAGAAAGGGGCTTTAAGCCCCTCTCATTTTGTTAATTTGATTAGGCTGTTACGTCGTTGATTGCGGCGTTACCGGCTTCGTTACGGCATTCAAGCGTCGTTTCGGAAACAATCTGGTACTTCTTGGAGTCACCAGTTATGCCGAGTTCAATCTTTTCGAGAGCGCGCAACGGTGCAGATGCCCAAAGGTTCGGGTCAATCAAGAGTACGCTAGTGGACTTCGCAAAGTGAGACGGAATGATATCGTAGCGTCCAAAATCGCTCACGTAGATATCTACGCCTTGGAACGTGGTCTGAGCCTTATTCATTTCCTGAAACTTGGTAGCATTACCAGAGAAACCGGAAATAGCACGCTTGAGCGAACCGGGGGCGAAAACGGTAGTAGGCTTACCGCCGTGGTCCCAAGCCTGTTCAGATGCAATGAGGAACATTTCCTCAGTAAGTTTGCGTGTAGCGCCGTCTTCTACCGGTGCTACGATACCATTCGCATAACCGGGCGTAGAGCCGCCAACGCCAGCCTGAACGTTCGTCTTAACCCAAGCAAGAGCACCGGCGAGTTTACGCGGGGAATTCGGGTCGAGGTTAGAACCGTTGCCAGAGAGATAAGCCGCCTCAGTATCGCGAAGGATTTCCTTCGTCGCGTTCAGAACCTGACGGGCGAGTTCATTCTTGGCACCAGCCGTATCACTCGCGACGAGCGTGTTAGAACCAAATGCCGTGCGGCTGAAAATCTGAGCAATATTCTGAACCTTCTTCGGGCCGGTATTGCTGGCATCAGGAGCGTCAGCGCCTTCGAAATGCGCGTTATTCGCGTCTGCGGGCTTGAGTTCGTCAAGGAGGAATTGATGAATCGGCTGAGTGGATTTAGAAGTACCAATAGTGTCGGTAAAAGGACGTTCGGTCGGGGAAATCTGAGAAATAACGGGACTCATATCCTCACGAACCGAAACCGTGTTGCTAGTAATCTGTACTGCCATAAAAATAGTAACCTATAAAATGCCGTCTTATCTTTATAATCGTGCGGCTAGTTGAGAAATGATTGTTGCATCATCCAGCACCTTTGATTTCGTGCCGAATGATTGCGGAGAAGGTTTTTTAATGTTCGACTTCTGTACGTTGTTTGGCTTATTAGTAACCGGCTTTGTTGCGAGTATCTGTTTCGATACTGTGTTAGCCTTCTGTGCCTTTAGTGCCTGCGAGGCGAGATAAACGATTTTCATATGTCGGGCATCGGAAATATTGGAGATTTCTTCGTGATTGAAACCAATATCTTCGAGTGTCGAAACCATATCTTTGACTAAAGGACCGCGCTTTGTTGCATCCAAGAATTCCGGAAACTCGGACGTAAACTGTGCGTGTGCCTCTGCGACGTTGGCTTCGTGTTCCTCTTTTGCTCTTGCCTCTGTCATAGCCTTTGTCTGAGCGTCATATTCCATCAATTGCTTGACTTGTGCATCACGCTGTTGCCACTTGGCCATTTCCTCGGTAAAGCGGAAAGGATCGTTTGCCTGCCAATCGGCCCATTGTTCGGCAGTAGGACGATGGAAATTGTATTCCACCTCGAACTGCTTACGAATGTCCGATAGTACATTAGTCTCGACTATACGCGTTGCCTCTGCGATAGCCTTTTCTGCTTCCTTGCGGATAGCAGAGGCTTCTTGAGTCTTAATCGTATAATCGTTACGACGCATATAACCGTTCTTGAGTTCTCCAAATGACAATTCCTGTCCGTTAACGTTTATAACAGTGTCATCACTTGGTAGTTCGTAAGTGTTTTTTTCGTCGTTCGTGCCTTCCTCTACCTCTGTTTCGACTTCTGAGTCCGATTCCGGTTGTTCGCCCGTCGTTACGTCGTTAGTTTCGGCTTCTGTAACCTGCTCTGTTTCATTACCTATATTGGTTGTTCCATCATTGGAGTCCAAGATACTAAGGATAGAGTTCATTGCAGCGTCGTCACCCTGAATAGGGGTATAATCGTCAGTCGCACCAGTGTTATTGTCGCTCTGGATAAGATTGTTGACATCGTTAGCGATATTTTCCATAGTGATATTTATCCTACGTGTTTGATATTATTTATATTTATTACTCTTTGGCGGCTTGGTCTTCTTGGTTTAGTTTGTTGCTTTCTTGGTTCCCAAATGAGACATAGTTTTCGAGTTGCCTAACTAATAATGTTAATGCTTTTGTGGTTGTATGTATTTTAGTAATATCTTCTGCTTCGCCTAAATCTACTGAGGTAAAGCGCCGAAATAAGTCCTTTTTTAATTCTTCAATTACGTAATGGAACTCTGGTAGGTCCGTTACGATTTTTGCTTTTCGACCTCTTTCAATAATTGAGAAATCAACATCATTGTTCATAAATTACATCCCCATAGGTGGTATCTGTTGTTCAGTTGGAACGGCTTCCTGCAATTGCATTTGCTGCGCCATCTGTTGCGCAATCTGTTCTGCCTGAGCGTCGGCTTCTTGCTGCTGTTGCTTAGCGATAGCCTTTTGTTCGTCTCGCTCTTGCTGTTGGGCTAACGCCTCTTTTGTCCATTCAAAGTCCGTGCGCTGGCGTTCTTGCTCAATACGTAGGCGTTCGATTTCAATTTTTGTTTTATATTCCAATTCTTTTTCTATACGGAACTTCTCCATATCTTGAGCCATCTTGTCCCGTTCTACGTCCGTCGTAATTTGTAGTTTGATTAGTTCGAACTCTTGGTCTTTCGACTTTTGCTCGTTCTCAAGTTGGATTTCGGTTGCCTTGTTCTGTGCCTTCAACGTCTCGATTTGAACGAGTCCGGCGTTCGGGTCCGGCGGGGGAGGGGGCGGCGGGATTTGGGCAGGGTCGGTAAAGTACGCTTGCGCGTTCTGGATGCCGCTAGCCTCTGCCAACTGGATAAGGGTAGCGTAAACGTTCTGAGGCGTTGCGACCGTGCCTTGGCCCTGCTGTTGCAACTGTAGAATATTGGTGAGGGACGCAATCTTTTCGTTACGGTCCATCATTCCGTAGTCGATAGTAACGCCGACATCCATTTCCAAATCCCAAGACTCATCAACGATGATTTGGGTTTCTTCGCCTAGTAATTTCGATAGGTATTTGTTCGCCAATTCTGGCTTCTGTGCCATTTGGTCGATAATGATACGTGCAAGATACCTATATCCAGTTTCGGACATCAATCTTGTAACGTCTTCAATCAACGTTTCTTGGGTTGATTTACGCTGACGTGCTGCTGTTGCCGTTACGTCTGCTAGGTCGCTAGGGTCAATAGCCGCAAGGTTTCCGCCAACACCAATAGAGTTATCGATTGTTTGATTAATTGTATCGATAATAGGTAGGGCTGAGTTCGCAACAAATGCAGGCGTATTGTACTTGATGCCGCCATCGGGGTCTTCGCTTCGGACGATTTTTCCCGGATGCAGGTTCAATAGGTCGTCAACATTGGTGTTGGATGGGTTTACGATTTTAACGGGGTCGAGAACGTAGTTGAGGTTATTAAGAACGCCACGTTGAATCTTGGAAATGAGGTCTTGTTCGCGGCTGGTTCTATCGCCAATACCCTGACCATAGATGCGGTCGGCCATAGGGAATGGAGCCATAACCGCAAGCGGATAGGTCTTTGTGCATTCCTCGTACCCAAGAAGTTGAGGCGAGTTCAGAATATCGCCAGCGAGGATAATCTTGTAATGACGCGGCGTTTCGTCATCAATTTTGATTTTCGTAAAGATAGTCCATTTTTCAATCTTGTTCTGCATCTTCTGGTTATTGAACATACCAGACTGAGCATTCATAAGATTGTTAAGCATATTGTTCGTATAGTCGAATGGCAGGTCGTCAACGATTTCAGGGTCGAAACCTTCTTCCTTTAATTTTTGCTTTTCGACGTATTCACGATATCCCTGAATACTAGATTTGACGCCGCCTGTATTCTGGTTAAACGTCGCGTCATCGCTGAATAGTACGTTCTCCACGCCGATGAATTTGAAATCAAAGATGGGGTTGTTCTTTACATATCGAACTTCCAAGTCTCTGACCGGAGGTAGCAACTGTGCTACCATCGCCTCATTGATAGGTTTGCCAGTCATTTGACTAAACTGGTCAATCGCATCCTGAGGTATTTCTGGTATGTAGTCCTCAGAACGTGAAACGATTACTAATTCGCCGTCTTCTTCTTGTTTGATTAGTTGGGTCAATTGGTCGTCATTGACGCCTTTGATTTCTCGAACTAACGACTCCTCATTGACTTGTCGAAAATCGACTGTCGTAACGCCAAGTCCGTACAGACCTGCGGACCAAATCCAAGGGTTAAGGATGGCGATATGGGAGGAACGTTCTCTGAGAACGTGCTGAACTACCCTATCTCGTTGACGTGCTGCGGCGACATCTTCAGGAGATTGAGTGGCAGGCTGGAATGCCACAACCTGCTTTTGTCCTGCTAAAATTCGGGTGACGGAAGACCTGAACCAATCGACACGGCTTTGAGTAACAGGCGATATGTACTTGCTAAGACCCTTTGCCCGGTCATCGCCACGTAAAGGCCAGCATAAATAGTGTGCTAAATTATCCTGCCATTGATTTTGTAGGGTCGAGGTTGTTAGTATCGAACAACTGCCTACAATGCTTTTTAGATTGGCTAATAATGTTTCTTTATTATCTTCCATTGTATAACCTACATTACGTAATATAGGTTATTTATTCATATGCAGAATAGTTATAGCCCGTTATCTTTTGGTTGTATTTCCACTTCCCTTTGTACTGGCTTGGCGAGATAGCAAAAGTTAGACATAAGGCGTCCGCAAAGTCGGTTGATTTGCCCTGAGTTTTCTTTCTCAAAGACTTTTTGTCTTCGACTTTGATTTTACCCCTGTCTTGGTCATAGTTCGGTAGTGCCAGTTCATTTATAAGTTCTGGATGATTTGGAATTCGGCAATCTTCACCCTCGAACCACGTGCGGCAATCCCACCAGAGTTGGTCACGAAGGCCGAAAAATCGGTCTTTGCCACGTGTCGGGGAGGTGCCTACTCGCACGTCCTTGTAGGGGATTTCGTACTCTTTGAGGATAGAGACGGTACCGGAGCCGATGCCAGTTCCGTCTACGCATATCGCAACTGGGCGTTTATTACGTGGCGTGGCGCGGTAGAGTTCGTAAACACGATGACCCAACTGGACCGGGTCCAGCCCCCGAAACTCCTTGATCTCAACAACCATTTTGTCATTGCGAATGATGATTACCGAACGGTCGGCGTTCTCGCCATCGCCGCCCACGTCAACACCCCAAATGTAGGGTTCTAACGGGTTTTCAAGGATGTCCTCGTTATTACTGGCCTTGTCTATCCAGTCACGAGGAATGAGACCGGACGAGTTGCTCAGGGGGAATTCGCCAAGGATGTGCGTTCGATACTGGATTGAGGTTGTACCGCCATACTGAGCGATCAAGTCCTCCAAATCCTGCTTAGTCATATTCGGTTTGTCGGACGCTTTCCCGACAACCTGCACCCATTTATGAGAGATAGTAGGGTCGTTATGCGTACGCCAAAAATACCCATCCGTTTTGGTAGGGTTTGATACGAGACAAATCTTTGGGTTTTCGTCTGATAGTACGTTTAGAATGGCTTCCGTATATATGATATCAGGTATACCGGTTGCCTCATCCACTATTACAAAGTTGTTCGTTGCGTGGATACCACGAGATGCGGCGGGGTTATCAGGATTGGCTAGTTTCCATTCCGCATAGCATTCTGCACTATTGGATTTGCGTGTCGCCTTTGAAGCGGTTATGTCAAAGAAATCCTTGAAGGGTTTCTTCATTTTATCGTGTAGACGAGTGACTTCTTTCCAAGTCGCTGTTTTCAACTGCGTTTCGTTTGGTCCGTAGATTGTCACGACAACTTCATTGTGACAGACCAATGACCACCATAATAATACAGCCATAGTAAGGGTTTTACCGAAGCCTACACCGCCTCTAATAGTAGATAATTTGTTGTCCTTGAAAGCGTTGCAAATTTCAATCTGCTTAGGTCTTAATTTGATATCAAACAGTGTTTCGGCAAATAGTCCAACGTCATTCTTATATAAATCAAGAATCTGTTTGATTTGGTCGAGTTGTTCTTTTGGAGTAAATGGATGCTGTTTACTTAGGTTCGTCATTTTTTGATTTGTTCTTGTTAGCCAATGCATCAAGAACGGCGGAAATAATGGGCGACTTGGAAAAGGCAGTTGGGTCTTCTAAAATTTTCTTTCCGGTCCTGACGATTGAATCGACTATATTTGCGCCGATAGTACCGGTTACGTAAGCAATTGCTAATGTTCCTGAGTCAGACAGTTCAAGTCCAAGAGTAGGTGCAATAATAGGGGCTATATAGATAGATGCACCAATACCGACAATGATGCCGGATATGTATTCGCCAAAGGTTCTCTTTGGTCCGATGATTGCTCTAGAGATAGCGCCGACAATACCAGCCCATACAGTTGCAGGAATAGTATCTAATAAGGAGTCTAAAATTGACATAATTGTATATTTCATAAAGGTAAGGATTGATAATAGTATAGACATAAATTTATTTATCCCTGCTATAACCATCGTACTCATCCTCTATTGGTTCAATATCTTCTTCGTTTTCTCTTTCGATTAGGTTATTATTAGGTATTATATCTATAGTGTTTGTCTCGCCAGATGTCACACGTCTATGTAGTTCTGATAGGTCGTGGTTTACCTCTACTTCAACCTTTCGTGCGGCCTTTGCCACGAATGGCGATAGAATGGTTTGTGCTGCCGCTAGGCGGACTGCATCCTTTTCCGAGTAGAGGCATTCGTACAATGTCGCGATTGCGTCCGGCGTGAGAGAGCGGAGTCCTTCCTTGATGACATCAGGGACAGGAGTTCGGCCCCCGGTCTTTTCACGGCCTTTCTGGAAGCCGACACGGCGTAAGTGTTCTCTGTGTTCGGGCGACTTGCGGCGGTCAATCTTGTCATCAGTCATATTTCTGGCCTCCCAACATCGATAGGAATCGCTTTCCATCTTCCTCGATTTGGAACGTCACAATGAACCCTATAGGTTCGTCAGTAACTGACTGGATGACGAACTTTGTATCGTCTTCATTGATGTTATTGGTAATCCAAGGTTTGAATTTGTTGATTATCCATTTGTTAATCGCCTCTTCGCGGGTAAGCGAAGGATTTGATTGTATGTATGTTTTAAGGTCGTTTTCAGCCGTTCGCCTTGATAGTTCGTAATGAATTCGCATTTTTGTAAACGTCGCCTATTGCAATACAATTATTTAGCCTTTATCGATTGGTTATCGCCAACTAGCCAAATAGGAGACACCAATGGCTAAAGCACCTGAGAACAATGCAATTCTTTCTGGTTCCGACTTCTTGGCCGCCATTGGTAAGGCTAAGGTTGAAACCTTTACCCCTGCGGCTTCTGCCAAGGGTAAGACTCCGGTCGGTAAGTTCCTCGAAGACCTTACAAAGCAGGTTGAGTTGCTTAAGGCTTGGGATGGCAAGAAAGAACTTGATTGGCGGACCGCGTGGTTTCGCCCTGATACCGCGTCAATTGCTGGCGTGCGCGTCAAGTGGGGTCGTCAGCCGGTTGAAATCGGTGGTACGCGCTTTGTTGTCGCTCAAGACAAGGCAACGGCTATCCAGTACCTTGAAAGCCTCAAGGCTTTGATTTTGAATGATAGCGACGAAAACAGCGCAAAGATTCAGCAAGCAATCATCGACCAAGCCAACAACCGTTCGGCTGCTTTGAGTGCCGCCAAGCGTAAGTAA